GAGCCGCGCGTCCGGTATTGGATCGCGGCATACATGACGGTGCCCAGTTTCACGTCGCCGCTTGGCGCGGTGTTCAACGCGTCAAAGTAGCCAGCTGATCGGCGCCGACGGCTGCACCACGCGTTCGCAGCTGACACAGCGGTCGTGATGAACGCGGTGTCGTTAGCAGTCGCGCTGTCAATGCCAAGCCATTCAGCCACGTCGTCGTTGTCGATCCATGTACACGTCGGTGTGTACGTCAGGGTGCCGCTGTCCGTAGTGCGGTCAATGTCGTCGCCGCTGTCAGCGAACACGACCTGATTGGGTCGCGGCACGTCGTAATCAAAGACTAGGTCGCCTTCGTCGGTGACGCCGACGAACTGGTATGGCTCGAGGGCTGCGACGACGTGATTGCCGTTCAGGTTGGTTTGCGACAGGCCGCTGATGTTGATGTCGCTGCCAACGATCAGACCATCGAAATTTTCGAGAGTCTGCACGACGCCATAGTTATCTAGCCGCCACGCGTGGGTGATGGTGTAGGTAGCCATAGCGTCGTGCAGTACTCAGCGGATCAGACGAACGAGGCCTTGACGTAGCGGTTCACGTCGAGCATGAGCGTGGCGAAGTAGCCGAGCCATGAGATGTCGCGCGACCGGGTGCTGGCGTTGTCAACGCTCAGGAAGCCCTTCTGTTGCTCGAAGATCTCGAAGCCGACGGTGTCGCCGAGGATCATGGTGCCGTTGCCGGCGTTGGCGAAGTTCGTGTCAACGACGACCTGCAGGCCGAACGCCACGAAGTTGCTGGTGCCGGGGCTGGTCGTGCCGAACGCGTTCATGGGGCCAACCTGCGGGAACAGCGGGCGGCCGGAGCCGTCCTCGAGCTTGCCGAGGGCTTCCCAGTTCGCGGCTGACACGAACAGGTGGGTCGGCAGGTGGCCGCCGTTGCCGGCGTTCTCCAAGATGTACGCGGCGTTGCTGTACAGCCACGAGAGCCACTCGGTGGCGTCGCCGATGCTGGCAGCGGTGAAGGTGCCAGTCGTGGTGGCGCCTGCGACGAGCGCGTCAGCTGCGACGTTGTCGGTGGTCTGGCCGTACACGCGGCCCATGTCCTCGAGGATCAGGTTGATGATCTCGGGCGATGACCAGTCGGCGACCTGCTCGGACACGCTGACGTAGCCGCCGTAGCTGGCCTTAGTCACTTGGTTTTCCTGCACCTGGAACTCGCCGGCCTGCAGCGCAGCGTTCTCAGCGGACTGTGCAGCCATTGACGTGTGGGTCGACACGGACGGGCGGATGAACACCTTGCCGCTGGCGGGCATGGCGCGCACACCGAACGCGTCAACGACCGGGCGGATGCCGAGGTAGTCGTTGTACACCGGGCCGATGATCGGCTCGGGAAGCACACCGTCGTTGCTGGTGGTGGTCACGTCAGGCGCGGCGGCCTTGATGTTCTCGTTCATTTGGTGCCAGCGGTGGCCACCCTCGAGGGCGGCAGCGATCCACTCGGATGCGCTGGGGAGCTTGAACGGCTTCGCAGCTGCGGCGTGCAGCGGCTGGGTCGGAATGGTGGCTTCGGGCTTGGCGGCCTCGACCACTTCGGGCTGGATGTCTTCGGACACTTGTGTCTCCTCTGGGGTTGGGTCGGGTGCGGTCTCCGCTTGTGCGGCGATTTCGCTGATGGTGGCGCCAGCGAACGCTGGCTGGTAGACGACGGACAGTTCCTGCCAGTCGGCGGCTTTGACGACCATGGTGGGGCCGTCCATTTCGTAATCAAGGGCTTCGATACCGATGCTGACCGAGTCAAGCGCGCCCATTTTGACCAGTTCGACTAGGTCGTTGCCGGCTGCGGTGCGGGCGATCTCGGCGGTGAACAACATGCCGCCGTCGGTGTCCTCGCGCGCTGTGACGAGGCCGACGATCCGGCTAGGGTCGTGCGACTCCAGAAGGCGTGGCGCGGGGCCGTCGACCGGTAGCGCGCCTTGTTCGATGCGTACCTGTTGGCCGGTTGACACGGTCGCGGTTTCGCCGTAGGGGACGGCGATGCCGCTGATGGTGCGCGGTGTGTCGGCTTCGCCGGCAGCGGCGTCAAGGGTTACGGATTGGGCGGTGAATCGGATCATGCGGGTGTGTCCTCGTTCTCGCGGGTGATAGCGACCGGGTATTCGGCTTCTTGTAGGTAGGCGCCGATGTCCAGCTCAATGTGTTTGCCGCGCGCGACGACGCTGTCAAGGCTCAATGTTTGCTCAATGCAGTCAACGTACGGCTTGGCGCCGAACAGGTACAGATCCTGCCGTGCCTGTTGGCTGTTCTGGTAGGTCATTCCGCCGATAGCAACCCCGACGAGCCACGCCGGTACCTGAAATACGCGCGCCAGCTCAAGCGCGGAGTGTTGCCGGCCTTCCATAAGCTGCAGTTTGCTGGGGTCTTGGCTGAACTCGACATATTTGACGTGCTGGTTGAGGGCGCCGACGGCTAGGTTGCCGCGTGCTTCTGACCATGCGCTGGCAAGTTCGGCAAGGTCGTCGCCGCCCATCGGTTCGCCGTCGGTCTGCTGCAGATAGCCCGACGCGATGCCGCCGCCGTTGCTGGCGTACCGGCGCGCGGCTTCGTCCAGCTCATAGGCGATCTGAATGGCACGGTTACCAGTCCACAGCATCCCGTTGACCGGGCTGAGAAACTGCACGACGTTCTCGGCGTCAATGTCAACACCGTTGAACTGGATGTCGTGCGAAGGGCCGAACCATTCGGGGCCGGCTTGGTCAAGGGTAGCGACGTTGTCTGCTGGCAGCCATGTGAACGATGCCGGGAACCCGGTGTTGTACCGGCTGGTGACATACCAGAAGGCGCGGCCGTGCAGCATCAGATCTTGCACCGTGGACGCCATGATGAAGTTGCGCGTCACGTTCGGATCCGGTCGGGTCATCCACGATTCGCCGGGGATGTACATGCGCTCGTAGCGTTCAACTTCGGGATCCCACGACATGGTGTAGGTGCGGAAGTCAAGGCCGCCGATCATGCTGGTGATCAGACCAACAGCGCGGGACACCGTCGGGATAGACAAGGCGCGCGCAGTATTAGCGCCGACGACGTAATACTGCAGCGCGCCGGGTCTGGGCGATGCGCCCGCGGCGGCCTGCACGGAGGCGGTGCCGAACGCCGGCTCGGTACGCGATCGAAACAGACCCACGCGGCCACCCTAATACAACAAACGCCCCCGAAGGGGCGCTTGCTGAGACCGAGGCGCTGAGACTCAATCAGTTAGGCGATCTCTAGCGCCGCCTGCGCTGTCGTCCGTGGACAACGGTGTCACCATAGTTGTGGCCTGTGACACCTGTCAAACTATTTGGCTACACCTAGCATTGGCTTGCGAATCTTCGCCTGTGGCTGTGCAGCAAAGCCGGCAGCAGCAACCATGCACCGTGTCTGCTCAATAGGGCCGGGCGACTTCTGTGACGACAGCGTGATCGTGCCAGATGATCGGCCGGCTACCGCGCGGTTGACTTGTTCGGCGAGCGCGAGCTGGCCGTGGTGAACGATGCGCCGCTCAAGGATCATGTTTCGGACGATGGCGGTAAAGGTAGTCATTTCGCGTTGGCCAAAGTCTTTGCAGCGTCGCAACAGCTCGGGTGGGCACAGCGCGTAGAAGCCGGGTGTCAACGCGAGCTGCACCGCTTCGTCGTCAAGTACGCGGTTGATCTCGTCCCACATTGCGTTCGCGTTATCGACAACGAACTCGGTGTGGACATGCAGCCGGCCTTGATCGTCGGGCGCCACACGGACGCCGGTGTATCGCAGATCAGTCACGTCGCTGTCCACCGCGAGCCAGCCACCAGCCGGCATCGAGTCGGCCGTTAGGCAGCTGTCCCAATGGCCGGCCGGTAGCCATGATGCGCTGGCGCTGATCCACACGTTGCAATGGGCGCGGTAGAACGCTTGACGGTTCGGTGTTTCGGCCATTCGTCGCAGCCTGTCAGCGTTGATCGTGATGCCGAGCGCCGGGTTGGCCCACGCCCATGTGTTCGGATCCTCAAGGTTGCTGCCGGGAGGTGGCGACCATTCCGCGAAATACAGCGCCGACGTGCGGTCGTTGTCGATCGCTTGAATCGCTTGCTCGCGCAGCTGCATCATCACCTTGGATCCCTCGTCGCCGGCCGTCGACCACATTGACATCAGCGGGTTTGGTCGCGCGGTCATGGTCGGCCGATACGCGTCGAAGATTACGTCAGGGCCGATGTTCCAAACTTCGTCAATGACGACAAGGTCGCAAGTGGCGCCGTGCGCGTTTTGGGGTGTGGCCGCGTTGACGTGCCACATGGTGCCGTCTTTGAACTCCACAAAGTTGCGGCCGTACGACCAGTTGACTTTGGCATCGAATCGTGCCTCAAGGATTGGCGCCAATTCTTTGAACAGGCCGAACGCCCGGTCAAGTTTGTGTGCGGTGCTGATAATCCG